TTCCAGCGTTTGAAGTCTGGAAAGTCATTGTTGAATCTTCACTTCCTGCTGTTTCTGTGGTTAGTTGGTGCGTAACTCTGTTACCTTCATAATAAGAACCAGCGGTGTTTTTAAATCCATATTTAAAATAAGTAACAGTATTACCTACATTAGAATCTATTTGGAAAATATTCTTATCCGCAGAACTTCCACCATGATACAGTTTGAACGACTTTGATTTATCATTCATTAGCATAGTAAGGTGCAGACCAGTATTAGCCTGCATATAGGCTGCATTTTCTATTGCAACGCCCGCGCTGGTCATGCTACTTCCTCCACATCCAAAAGTTGCGACGTTAGTATTTTGAGGACTTTGAAACCTAATACCAGATGATGAGTTAACGCCTGTTGAAGAATTTCTAACGAAAATTACGTTAGCGTCATTTAATCTACTTCCGAAGAAATCAAAGGCAGTAGAAGCTGTTGTTTTCCCAAAAGCTATTTTTCCATCATCAAAAACTTTTAAATGTTCTGTTCCTAAACTATTCTCGACTAGAAAAGATGTTGTTGCGCTTGTTGTTCCTGCGCCTTGTACTGTTGTTTGACCATTATCTAAAGTTAATGTATTTCCACTTAGGTTATGTGTTCTATTACCAGTAAAAGTTAAATCACTAATAGCAAAGTTAGAAGCACTACCATTAACATTAACCCAAGCAGAACCATTCCAAAGCTTATAATCACCACTAGCTATATTTAAAGTAGTTGTTCCGCTTGTAGGTGTTATAGCTTTCCATGTTCCAGCCGTACCATCAAATCTAACCCAGTCATTTTCAGAAGCACCATCCCAATCTCCATGAGGTGTACCTCCTACTAATACATAAATATCCCCATCTACTTCCGTAGGAGGAGCGCTCGTGGCCGTTGCAAAAGATAAAGCTGCTGGTAAACTTAAATCAGTCTGCCAATTAAGTTCTGATTTTTCATCTCTAGTTACTTTAGTACCAGCAGAAGCAAAAGAAAACCCTTTAGGATTATGTAATGTAGCGTCTGGTAATTGACTATGTAAATTAATTGCCATAATTTATTTTAAAAAATCCAACCTCTCTTGTTCATTTGTTGCTTTCCTGCCTTGGTAAACAATGGATATTTATCGGAATCGGTTTCTCTCTCGTCTTTTATATATTGTATCATTTGCTCCCTTAATTCTTCACCTTGGGAAATATAAAAGTTTTTACTTTGAGAATACTCAAAAGAACCTCCCTGTCTACTAAACTCGGTATCGTTATTCATAACGCCTTGATTAGTTAGTTGATTATGTATTTTATCATATACCTCATAAACTACAAAATGAGCTAACATAGGCTTTACGTAATTCTCTACTAAACTAGAATTATCTACGCTGTAACCGCTAGTGCTATCAAACTCCGTTTGAAGTTCGTCATAGTATTCCTTACCAATAGCATTTCTTAAATACTTAGTCTGGGTGCTAATTATATATTTATTAAAATAACTAGAATCAAAGCTATTAAATAACCCCGCTAAAGACTTAACCTCTGTACTCGTTATTAACTCTGTATTAAACGCCATTATTACTCAGTTTCTTCGTTAGTATCTTCTTCCATAGAATCAACATCTTCATCTATGTTTTCAACACTATTATTATTAATAATCTCATCCCCACCTACTTCTAAAGGATCATAACCTAATAAATTTCTACCCTCATTAATAGTTAAAACAGCATTTAAATCTACCTTTTCACTATTATTAACAGGTGGTAAGTTTAATATTCCTATTTCTAAATTCTCAAAACCTACTATTTTATTAATAGTCTTGTTTAATAATCTTAATAAAGGCTCTTGAAAGTCTGGAATACAAACTTCATTCATAAACTTGTCATACTCCTCTTTAACCTTGTTATCTTGGCCTAATCTTCCAGCAGTTTCTAAACCAGCTAAAGTAGGGCTTATTCTATGTGCTGCTGTAATTGCTTTCTTAGCTAATTCGTTTAAATCTCCGAACTCTCCATCCCTTTCCTGTGAAAACTCATAAATATCAGCTTTTTGCTCTGGACTATCTAACAACTGAACACTAACCTTTGAGTTATTACCTTCGCCTGTTAAATTCTCTTTAATCTTGTCTACGTATTGCTGAGGTGTTAAACCGTCTGGCGGTTCTCCGTATTGACTAACTAATGCGCTAGGCATAAAAGCATTATCGAATTTGTCAATATTAAATTTAGGTATTCTATACTCAATATCTATCCAATCCAAAGCAGAAACATAATCAGGTAAACCGTAATAGTCAAATCCTAAATATTTCCTTTTAAGATGGATAATGTAATTTTTAGCAGCAGTTTCATAGTCACCTTGGAAAAGTGGAACAGAAACAATATTATACTTACTATCAGGATGGGAACTATTTTTAATATCTGTCCAATAACTAGATATGTAGGCATTTTCTTTATTCTTTCCGATTCTAACTTTTGTTGCATCTTCTGAAAACAAACCTGTTTCATCTCCGCTTTTAGCTATCTGTAAATAAGTGTTACCAATGTAAATGTAATTAGTAGCAAGCATTTTAAACAAATCTCTAAGACTATCTCCTTCATTATTTACCTCTTTAATAAAGTCTTGTAGGTTTTGATCTAAATCCTCGAAAGCTGTTACCTCGCCATCTACTTTATAAATAAAATCTTTACCACAAGTAAAAGTTACTTTCTTTTGTAATATAGCCGAGTGCATAGAAGCCCTACGCGCTCTTTTGGCTAAGTCGTTAGGGTAAATATTATTGCTATTCTCAAAATAAGGAACCCAATCTTGGATAATATCTTTATTAACATCTTTTTCCCTTCTTACTATTGGGCTAGATATTGGATCGGATTTAGTTTTCTCTGAGCTTAATGCTTTTATAGCGCCTTTTTTTACAACTTTCTTAGCCATTAATTTTCTCTATTGTGTCTGTATGACCTAAATTGTATAACATTCTTAATTTAGCTTGAGAAAGTTTACTATTTAAAACAAACCTTCCCTCTAGTCTATTGATTGCTTTTCCTTCACAACCTTGTTTAACAATGTACTTTATTTTAGCCATACGAAAAAAATATCAATTATAAAACAAATATATAAAAATTATTGGTTATTTAGAATGATTATAAATAAATATTTCACTTATAATAAATAGTTTTTATTTGTTAGCTTTGTTATAACGCTCGATGTAAAAAGCGTTGAGGTACGAAATGATTATTTACATAATGTTATAAGTATTTTAAAATGAAAATAGACACACAGAAAAAACTAGAAAAACTAGCAAAGTATTTAGGTGATAACGATATAATTATAGTTAAATCTGCTCCAATGGAAAGAGGAGGGCATAGTAATAAATTAGCTGTTTCCATTCATAATGGATTAGATAAATATATTGATTATGAGTTTGAAGAAGATGTTACAACTGATAAGATTTTAGAGAAAGATTATAAGCAGATTTAATTACTTATAACGCTATATATAAAAAATCGTTTTAATGTTTTTTATATAATGTTATATGCTTTTTTTTAAACTTTCTTTTAATATTGTTTGTATATATAAAATATATATCTATATTTGTAGAGAACATTAAAACAAAGAGATATGAAAACTTTAATTAGAAATAACGAAACAATAAAAGTACAAGATTCAAAAATTGAACTTTATAAAAACTGCGGATGGAAAGTAGTTGAAGAATTATTTACATTTAAAAATAAAGAAGAAGAAGATAATGAATGGATGGAAAGATTTGGAGACTAAACCAAAAGCAAAAATTTTACCAAACGGATTAATAAAATATTTTGATTCGTTTGGTAATTATATTAGAACTGGATTTTATTTTAAAAATGCAGAAAATATATTAATAAACGATGGATACGATATAATAAGGTTATGACACCAAAAGAGAAAGCAGAAGCACTTTACAAAAAGTTTTTTAGAATAGTTGATAAAAGCAATCCATTAGAAGATATGGATAAAACTACTAAACAGTTATGTAATTTATTTGTAACAGAAATTTTAACAAGTTTTGTAATAAACTTAACTGATTATCAAACAGAGTTTTGGATAGAAGTTCAAAAAGAATTAAAAAAACTAAAAAATGCCACTAAACGCTAATTAGTGGCTAAATATTATAACTATGAAAAAGAAACTAATTGAGATACCAGAAGAACTATTTGAAAAAATAGAAGCATCCGCAAAAAAGAATGTAAGAAGTGTAAACAAGGAGATACAGTTTCTTCTTGCGAGTGCGGTGGGTAAAAAATAATTGCATATAACATTGAAATAACTGTCTGCGATAGCTTGCAGTTATGGAATGTTATGTGCCGTTTTAATGGCATACTTTTAAAATAAAAAAGGGGAAGCCGAAGCCTCCCCAAAGCACAAAAAGTATATAAAACACTAAGAACCTAGCGTAACTGTACCACTTGCGTTAGTTTCGATTGTACCTACGTACTCTCTAGCTACTTCTGCAAACATTCCAGTAAATGTAAGAGTATAGCCGTTTTGGCCTTGAATCTCTGCCTCTAAAGTAGAAGTAACAGACATTCTCATTGCTCCCTTTTCTTTCAATACTTCATCATATCCATATACAAAAGAAAGATTAGAAGTTGTTGCCACATTGTAAGTTTCTACAATAACTACCACTTTACAAGACTCGAATAACTCTTGGATAGCTTTAGCTTTAGTTTTATCCATTTTAGGAACAAAAGCTTCTATTGTATTCTCACCAGCGTTAGACCCGTTTTCAGTAGAACCTTCTTGATTAGCACTTACAGTTTCAAACTCTGCCTCAATTTCATACCATACGTCAGACGTAGTATCCATTGTTACAGCAGTATAATCGTGTAAAGCACCAGCAGTAAAAGAAGTAATATTGTCGATATTTGCAACAAATATTCTTTTTCCACCTCCTCTTCGGTTTTCCGAATTACAGTCTATTAAAATATCCGATGTAATTTCTGCCATTTTAATTAATTTTATTAGTTATAAAAACCCTCCCCGAAGGGAGGAATTATTTTTTAGTACGCCATTGATACTAATACTGGGTGAACATATTGAACTCCCATTCTAAACTTAGAAATAATCTTCAATAACTCATCGTCATCGTCGTTAAATCTAAACTTCAACTCATTCTCAGGAGCAGATACATCAGTACCAATTACCAAGTTAGATGGAGAAGTATAGATAACTAAGTTATCACCAATTAAAGAAGCCTGTGGATTATTCACATCGTCTAATTGTGTATCCCAACCAGTAACCTCTACAACTTCAATACCTCTAAAAGCCATGTTACCACCATCAATCAATCTTAATAAACCTGTACCAGATTGAGTATCTTCGTAAGTAGTCATTAAGTTGTCAATTACAGTAGCAGTAACGTAGAACTTCTTATCTCTAGCTGGAATCTGTCTTAACTCTTTAGATTGGTTTTCGTACATATTTCTCAACAATGCTAAAGCTCCATCAGTATCTAAAACACCAGTAGTTTCAACACCAGCGATAGTATCCATATCAACATATTGACCTAAAGAAGATGAATCGTCAACAAATAACTGAATCCATCCGTCAAACATATTGTAAGAAGCAGAAGCAGCACCATCTTGAGCAAACCAAGCAATCTTACCTAAGTCATCTCTAATACCATCTACAACTTTAGTTCTAGCGATTTCTTCAATAATAGTACCTTGAGCATTGTCAATATCAATACCAGCTCCCATAGTTTCCTCGAAAATAGTATCAAAGAAAGTATCTACACATTGCTCTAAGTTTACTTTTAGCTTCTCAACGTCTAGCACTTTATCAGTTACATTGATTGCGCTACCAGTTGCAGAAAATCCACAAGTAGTGTACTCTCTAACAATGTCATTAAGAGTACCCGGAAGATACATATTAATTTTAGTCTTAACGTTTGGTAAAACTCGGTAGTTTGCGAAAACGTTTTGTGATCCTTCTTGTGGAGTATAGAATAACTCTTGGATCAATTCTTTACCCGCGTAAGTGTGAGTAAATGATTTTGTTATAAAATTTGCCATTTTTTATCTGTTTAATTTATTATTATAATCCGTTAGTTTTAAACACATTTTTAATGTAGTCACCTAAAGGAGAATCAGACGCTGCTTTAACTTCGCTTTCTACTTCATCAGCAGATGGCTGAGCTTCTACACGCTTAGCAGTCGCTTTTTCAACTTTAGCTACAACTTCTTTAAAAGATGCTTCAAATTTGTTAGTTACTTCAGAAAGTTTGTTTTCAAACTCTACCGTTTTTTGTACAATCTCATTTTCTTTAGATTGTAATGCTTCCTTGGCTGCTTCCAACTCTTGTTTAAGAGCGTCAACCTCAGAAGTTTCCTCAACAGTTTCTTCAACTGCTTCAACAGCCTCTGGAGCTGCTTCCTCTGTTTTGTTAGAAAAAGTATCCTTAACGAACGCTTTTAATTCTTCTAACAAATTTTTGTTGTTATCAGACATATTTAAATTTAATTTGTTTACATAGTTCTCTGGGATGTTCTTGTATCCCGATTTAGCTAAATCCTTAATACTTGCATAAGCAGCAACCTTAGCAGCGCCTTTAACATCACTTAAAAATCCTAACTCTAAAGCTTGTTGAGCGTCTAGCCATGTTTCATCATCCATCATCTGCTTAATATCTGCCTTATTAAGACCTGTTGCTTGTGCGTAAATATTAATTAGCTTATCCGTAATTCTATCTAGTAAATCAGCGGTACTTTCTAAACTCTTAGCTTTTTCTCTTAGTTCCTCTGCTTCAAAAGCATCCATATCCATCATAGTTACAAATGGATTATGTATCATAAAGAAACTGTTTTGCGTCATTACTGGTCTAGCATCACCAGCTAAAGCAATAACAGTAGCAGCACTAGCAGCAATTCCTTGAATCTCTACGCTAACATGAAATCGAGAAGTCGTTAAGAAGTCGTAAATAGCGAAAGCATCAAAAACACTTCCACCTCCTGAATTTATTACTAAATGAATGGCAGCAGGGTTCATAGACTTTACTTCATCTATAAAACCCTTTGCACTAATTCCAAAACTACCTATTTCTTCATCAATAGAAATTACAGTAGAATCGTCCTCAATGCGGTTTTTTATATTATACCAATTCATAAATACGTATTTATCTACGCTAAGTAAATAAACAGTATTTATAAAATATGCCTAACGGATAAACAAAAATTAGTATCCTTTACAAATTGTCCTTATGTGATTTTGTGATAGATCGTATCTAGCAGCTAAATGAGTGTACAAGTCCATTGTTTTAATATTATTCAATGGATTTTTCATATAGGCTATATATTCATTTCGAATTGAATTGTTTCTTATCACATCTGTTTTAACTAATCCTTTTTGAATTAGAATTAGCATTGCGTGTTGTAAACTTAAAGCGTCTTTAGTTTCTTCAACTAAAGTTTCCATCAAAGCATCTTCCAATTCTTTAACCTCTGATGCCAGAAGCCTACTATCCTTTTTCTGCATTTGCTACAATCTTGTTCTATATTTTCTACATACTCAGAAAACATACTTTTTAAATAATCGTATTGCTTTCTGTCTGCAAACATTTTATTATATACTTTTAGAAAAGCTGATTTAATCTTTTCCTTTTCTTCTTGTGGTAAATTATTTAAAGTTTCCTCTATTCCCATTTGTCAAAATACGGATGCGAACATTTAATATCTTCAAATATAACTAAATTATTAATAAGGCATTTACAAGCTTTGCATTGTGGTTTCCCTTTTAATTTAATTAGTCCAAAAAGAAACTTAGCGTTTGGCCTGTATTTATCACACCCATTACATATATCTAGCCTTCTTTTCCTTTCAGATTTTGAAGTTATGCCTAAACTCATACTCAAATATAATAAAATTTAATTAATGTTATTTAGAATGATTATAAATAGATATGATAGTTTTTTAAAACGGATTAATTGATCTATATTTGAAATAGTCAAAATAATTTTAAGCAGAAGTTCTTTTTAAACGCTTAAATAATAGTTTAGGTTTTATATTAAGGAGGGAGTAATTAACCCTCCTTTTTTATTATCCGAAATTAGCTTGTCGCTGTATATTACTTACCTTTACCGCTTGATCTGCTGTATTTACAGCATTATTAACTACTGGTATAGATTTCAATGTCCTTGTAACTCCTTTAATTATCTTTTCTTCTAAATCTCTTGTACTCATCATAGAACTTTGAACACTAGCAACACCACCTCTTTGGAATTTAGAAACAGGTTTAGCTAATCCACCTTTAGCAAAAGCAACACCACCTCCAGCTTCATTAATAGCACTTAACAAAGGCGCGTACATTGCCGTAGATTTTTTATTTATAATAGCTTCACCTCCTTCTGCTTCAAATCCTGCTTGGCCTCCAACGGTAAAAGGTATTCCACCTTGTGCGTGACTTGGCCCAGATAATAAACCACCATCAGCATACTTTTGAGCTAATATAGCTGCGGTTTGAATACCTGCATTAGCAATAGCAATACCCGTTAAAACTGCTGCTTGTGATACACCAGCTCCTCCAAATGTTACAGCATTAGCAGGGTTAGCCGCTGCCGCTGTTTGAATACTAACGATTTGTTTTGCTAACTCTACTGCTACAAAAGCTAAATCTAAACGCTTCTTCTTTTCAAAAGCTTCTCGCTCTATTTGTTCACGTTTCTTTTGCCCTTCTTCTTGTGTTATTATCCCAGCATCTATTTGATCTTGAAGCCCAGCTAAAGCAATATCCTTCTGTCTATCTGCTCTTGTTTTTGCTCCGTTAATTAATGTTGTAGTAGCATTACTAGCAAGTTCTAAAAGTTGATTATTAACTTCTCTCCTGTTTGCTAATATCTGATCGTTAGCTGCTTTATCGGCTTTTACTTTTTCATCATTAAACTTTTTCTCTACGGCAGATTTGTCTAATAAATATTTATCATCTAAAGCTTTTAAAGCAGCGTTTTTTATTTCTTGATTAGCTTTAGACATTTTTATAGAAAGTCTATCAGACTCTAGTTGAACTTGTAATTTTTTCAACTGTTTTTCTTTTTCATCATTTATTTCTAATACAGAAATATCACCTCTTATCTTTCTTATTTTTTCTAAAATACTTTTATTAGCGTCTGCTATTTCCTTCTCTCTTTTCTTTTGAAGCTTTTTCCTTTTATCTAGTTCTTCTTGTGTTACAGATGTTATTTCTCTTTGGGTTTTCTTTTGTTCTTCACCAGATTTTTTAGCTCCCTCTACATTTTTCTTTTGTATATCTTGTACTTTAGCACCTATCGAATCATAAACTTTAACATAAGCATCACCTACACCAGTTAAAATATCTGCGGTATCATTACCAAACTCTATTGCTTCTTTAGCTATTACTTGAAATCCTTTTTGTTGAGCAGCTACATAATTATTAACATTTTTAGCACTTTCCTTAAAAGAATTACTTATAATGTCACCAATACTAGAAAAGTCACCCGATTTAATAGCATTAAATAATAAACCTAAAGTCTTACCAGTTGTGTTGAATTGATCCCTAATAGCTTTAAAAGTTCCAGTAACAGATTCGCCTAGATTAGAAACAATAGAAACAATAGCGTCTATTAACTGGAATAAAACACGTAAAGGAGTTGATCCAGCTTTTATAGAAGCAACCATTAAATTAAGCGCTACATTTAAACCGTTTGTTTCCTTTAAAAAGTCAGTTACTTTATTTATAGCCTCTGCTATATCATTATTTAAACCTTTTAAACCTCCATCTTCACTTTGAACATCTTGAAAAGAAAGAAATAACCCTTCAACAGCAGAATCAAGTCTTTTGAATGAACCGTCTAAAGTATCTCCAACTGTTTCAGCCATTTTAGCTGCTTCTCCCTCGAATGTTCCAAACTGAACACCTAATTCTCTAGCTTGTTCTATATTGTCAGATAAAACAGTAGCAACAGTAGCTCCCCTTTTACCAAACAAATCCATAGCCGTAGCATTTTTATTTGTTGAAGTTTGTATCTTTGTTAAAGCTTGATCTAATGTTAATCCGCTTTTAGCTAAGTCTAAGTAAATGTTTCTTAATCCAGTTCCTGCTGTACTAGCATCAATACCAGCATTAGCCAAAACTCCTAATTGACCAGTTGTTTCAGCTATACTAACACCCGCAGTATTTGCTACTGGGCCAACAATAGCCATAGCTGTTTCAAACTTTGATATATCTAAAGCCGTTGAAGTAAACGCATCGGCCATTATATCCGTTAGATTAGTAGCTTGACTAGCATCTTCTCCATATGCTCTTAATGTACTAGCTACAATAGTGGCAGCATTTCCTAAATCTGTTTGAGCAGCTATCGCTAAGTTTAGTGTAGCCTCTTGAGCAGCTATTATTTCATCAGTTGTAAAACCTAATTTAGCAAATTCTTCTTGTAGAGTTCCTACTTGTGTTGCTGTAAACTGGGTAGACCTACCTAAATCTAAAGCACTTTTAGAAAGTCTTTCAAAATCCTCTGGCGCAGCTCCAGTTATGGCTCTAACCTTAGACATTTGAAGCTCAAAATCCCTATTAACTTCTATTACTTTACGAGTTAATTCTATTAACTGCTGTATAGCAAATAGTCCAATAAAAGCACTACTAATAGACTGACCAACTTTTTTAAACCCAGTGCTTAATATATTTGTTAGCCCTCCTGTTTTTCTTAAAGCGCCATTGTTTTTAAGTATCTGTTGCTCGGTATCTCTTAAAGCGTTTCTAGTTGCTTTAATTTGAATATTAAGCTTAGCCCTTTTAGCAGATGCCTGCTCTAAAGAAATTACATTTTTCTTTTGAGCTTTGTTTAACTCATTTCTTTCTTTAGTTAATTTATCAAGTTGTAAATTAAGAGTTTTAAGGTTTTTCTCTTGCTCTCCAGTTCCTTGAATCTTTATCCGTATTGCTATATCCTTGTCTGCCATAATTATGCGTCTGCTACATCTTTAAATACTAATTCTAAATTACCATTAACATAAGAGAAAACTGGCTGTATCTCTCCTGCTACATCTATATAAATAGGGTTAGGTTCTTGATTGCTTTTCTTTAGATTATCTTGTGGATTATTAACACCTCCTATTCCTAAAGTTGCTTTTCCAAAGTTTTTATTTTCTAATAAATGAACTAAAGTTAAACCCTCCTCTATATAATTAAAATCTTCTATCTTTTCAACAAGATAAACACCACTTACATCTCCAATAGCAGATAATAAAATAGGTTTTCTAAAGTCAAAATACTGTACATCTAAAGCCGTTAATTTAAACCAAGCTTTTAACTTAGTGGCTTTTTCTACTGTGTTTAGAGTTTTTAAATAATATTCATCAGCCAAACCACCAACGCCAGCAAAGTTTAAGTTTATAGGAGCAACAGCACCCTTATAAGTTTCCGTTATCGCTATTGGTAAAACAGTAGTGCTAGTTACAAGGCCATTTATATCTAAATCCATAGACCTATTACCGCCATTTTCATTTAACTGTCCACCATAAACATAATTATATATCCTAGGTAAATAGTCCTCTACTTCATTAGGTGGATTAGTTTCTATATCGTATTCCTCCCATATCCTAGCAACTACTGGTTGATCCTCTAAATTAACACTAGATGGATTGCCTTGAATATCTTCTATACTATAAGTAGGAGCAAAAACACTTAACTCAATAGCACCAGAACCTTTCGGAAATCTATTACTAAATGTATGATTATACTCACCGTAAGTAAGCTTATTAACTCTGTTCCATCTTTCTAACCATCCGTCATTAGAATCATCTTTATATCTTAAATCGTAAGACCTAGAATAATCCGTTGCAAAAGTTATCTCATAAGGAGGGTTCATTGAAACTTTATCAGTCCAATCAATAGCCTCAGAATTGTCTTTGTAGAAATCATCCCTAGGCTCGACATAAATGGTTTTAGTTCTTGTATCAGTCCAATAATACAAATTAAACATTCTTGAAACATCATTTATAACATCAAGTAGGCTTATATCCGTAGGTATAATATTATTAATCTGGTAAGTACCTCCACTTGTTACCGTAGCAGCTAAAGATATATCACTATATGAAGCAGTAGTTGCAATACTTAAATTTGGCCCGATATTTTTTAAATAAACCGTCGTTATAGTATCACCAGCGTTTAAGTTTACAGTTAAATTAAACTTATGATCGAAAGCGGATGTATATTGCCTAGTAACAGATGTTAAAATATTACCAGTTAAATTAACTAAATCATAATTTTGTACTATTTGATAGGTAATATCTTGAGTAGGCGCTGTACTAGGGGCATTAGTTTTTATATAAACCTCTATCTTATAAGTACCCGTAAAAGGTGCTGTATATTGACCTGTAAATGTGCTATTATTGTTATTTGTATCTTCAAAAGTTGGCTGCCCAGACTCATCATCCCATGTTATAACACCTCTAGCTGCCGCTGAGTTTAAATTACTTAGCAATCCTACCTTTGTCTTAGATTGTTGTAAAGTTGTATCGTTGTACTCAAAAGCTCCAGAAATATCACATACTAAGTTTTTAAAGTTAGTAGTGTTCATGAAATCACTAGATAATTTCCAGCCTATTTCATTTAAACCTCTTTCTATAATACTTTTTAAATACAATGTAGGTCTAAAATCATTATCCGATATAGTACCTCCAGCGTTTGTTATAACACCCCTATTAACATAAGGATATTGTATATCTGTGGTTGCTATTGTTTGCGCTTGTATTGACCTTATATTAGTCATATCAAACGTTTGAGTATTATTTCTAAAAGTAATAGAGTCTATGGTTAAAGCATCCGCATCAGATGCCCAATCAGTAGCATCACCAAAAAATACTAATTCATATTCAACTGGTTGATAAGAACCTAAAACAGAAGTAACTTTAATATACCCAGTTTCTACCTCTACCTCGTTTACTACTACCTTACAAGTTTTCTTATCTAATAAGTTTCCGTTGTCTTTATTTATGTTTACTATAAATAAATCCCCTAGAATATTGTTGTTATTTTTAGTCGCTGGTATAGTAAATGTTTTACTATAAGTTCCCAACCTTTCTCTTATATTGTCAATATTAGAAACTCCTTTAGTAATAGACAAAGGAAAGTTGCCATCATCGTATAAATCTAAAGCGCCTTCTAAATTATTGTTAGCGTCAAATATTTTTATAGATACTCTTTTCATATTAAAAAAGGAAGCTAGGTTGCTGACTAGAAACTATATACTCAATACTAAATTGAACTATTGGTGAATCGTCATTTGTTACGCTAAAATCACTACCAGTTATTATAATAGGCAAGTATATTCCATTCTGCTCTATACAAACTTTCTTATTCAAAAGCATTTCACTAAGCCACTCTATCGTATCTGGGTTTTCTGTTTTAGTATAGGTAGTTAAAACCTCTTGCTTATTATTACCATATACTTGATTCCCTATTTCATCTAAGTTATAAGACGCTCTTTTGTAAATCCTTTGATCTGTTGTTACCGATTTTGTTTTATTGCCTTTGAAAGTGTAGCTATCTTGTTTTCCGTACTCATTACACCAATGCACTCTAACATCACTAGAACAGGAAGGAACTATATTATACCTTCTTTCTTCACTAGTAGCATTAAATGTATTTGTATGGTAATTCCTAACCGTATAATATGACGCGCCTGTTAAACTAACACCAGCAGCAACCAAGTTAGCTGTACCTATTGCTATATCGTGATAGTCAACAGTACCAGCTCCAAAGTTAAATTGGTTATCACTTAAAGCGACACCATTAGCATCGTAAACAATAACTCTATAAAAAGCTGGTGAAGTATTAGACAAAACCCCTAAAAACTCATTTTGTCCTAACTCTATATCTTTAATTAAAGGTGCATTTGTTAAATACCTCTCTGCACCAGTAGTCATCTGCCAATCAGATAAATTATAATTACCAGCGGTACTAGATAAAACACCACTAGGATACTCATCAACAGGTAAAGACCAATTAACTACTGTAAAAGGATTGCTAGTAGCATCTGGAGTTAAACTTGTAGCGTCTGGATCGTAAGCCGTAACTGGAAGCCCAGAACTATCTATTGTTACCTCGTAATAATCTAAAGAGAAATCTGCTTTCCCATTAGTATCAGCTATCCAACCAGAACTATCTAAAGTTTTATGTTCAAAACTTAGGTTTTGCTGACAAACAGAAGATATTTCTAAAAGCCAGTTAGTATAAATTGTATTATCTAATACAGCTACGCTAGTCCCGTTCTTCTTAACGTCTGTTATTACCCTTTCTGGGCTACCAGTTGTAAGAACTAATATAGCTATTGGTCTATAAGCTACAAATGGATCACCCGTTATATTTGAATCTAATACTCCCATTAGGATAACTTTTTATTTGCTTTATTAATTAAGTTTTCTAAATCTATTGAAAAACTTAAAAATATAGCTTCTTCTACCTCTTTAAATATGTTCACTAACTCATTATTGATAACGAAATCAACAAAGCCAGCACGCCTACCGTTATTAGTAAATTTAAAACTATTTTTCGTAGGAATCCCCTCTTGTTCAATTTTTCTTTGTATAGCAAAAGCAGCGTTTTTTATTTCTTTTTGTCCAGTAGCTATACCTTTTCGCTCTATCCATTCCATTAATACAGAAATGGGAACTTTTTTACCTCCGTCCCTTCTTCCTTCGTTTACAAATTTACCATAATCATTAAAGGTTACAACTATCTCAAACCCGTCTGGATTTGTTTTTAATTCATTTTCAATAGAAGTTAATAAGCTGCCAGAAGCATCATGCCCCTGCTCTTTAAGTTCTGTTTGTAGTGATCTAACAACAAACAAACCTACCATACCTAGTTTATCTTCTATTAATCCCATTAATAATTAAAAGTTCCTGTATTACACTCGCTATCTAAATAAACATTTATAGTGTATGTGCTTTGAACAAATCTACCGTTATGAACATCATGGGCTACAAATCCATTTATATTAGATTGGTCGGATAAATAAAAGCCATTAGAACCGCTAACGTTTCTACGCATAACCTCTGCGATATATTGATCTAGCAACTCATCTACATTAGCCTGTTTTGTTTGTAGTGTAGTAGTGCTTTTCTCATCCTCATTATACGTGTCGTAGCAAAAAACATTTAATGTAAATCTCTTTTTTCTAGGTAGAAAACTATTATTAACATCTCCTCTAGTGTGATTAGGTGAAGAATTAACAAGTATTAAAGGGTATTGTTCATTTAGCCTACCGTTTATGTGGCTAGGTCTATCATACATAAACTCCTCAACACCTGTGAAAGCATTAGCAATAGTTTGAAATTCGTCTATAACTGTTTTTATTGTTGCCATAATTATATCCTTGTTCCTGTTGCAATAGCGTTAAAGGTTGTCAAGCCTGTTAAATCATCTTGAACCCTAAATATTATTTTATCTAAAGTTCCCTTTCTTAGTCTTAAACCCCATGGAAGGCCGTATATTTCTTTCATGTCAATATTAGGTAGATAACTCTTTTCAGTACCTCCACCAGATACATCAGCTAGATAGGCATCTGTTCCCGTACCAATAGCACCAGTATCACTAGCAATACGAATAAACTCTTTATTGGTTTTTATTCCTTCATGCAACTCGTATAAAGGCTCTATTTGAGTGTCCCAATAAAAAGCAACTCCATTACTTAATGCATTTAAAGCTCCAAACTTATTTAACGCAGGCGCTCCACCATCACCAATCTCAACAGTAATATATTTAATATAGATGTCAAAATCAGGAGAAGCTGTAATGTAAAAATCAACAGAATTAGTAGCACCATTAACAGTCATATCATTACTACCTGACTTTAAACCATCAGTAGTAAAGTATTGCCTAAACGGTAAGCCTGCCACATCTTCCTCAATAGGAGGGTGCTGGTGTATCACTACTGATAATTCACCCTCTCCATTAATTTTAAGCTGCTTGCCGTCCTCGCCTACTATTCTAGCTGTAATCATTATTCTGCGTCTAAATCATCTTTAAAGTACCCAATCAAAGCACAGTAGTAGTTTGCCGTACCTGATGAAGCGTTAGCCGTTAATTTAACAGCAACTGCACCACCTTTAGGTAAAAGGAAATCAATTCCAAAGAAACTTCTACCTGTTTTGTTAGTTTGTAATATTGCTATATCACTACCACCAGTAATAGTACCACCTACTTTACCTTTGTAAGCATCAACGTTAGCAGTTTTAGAACTACCAAAGTTTCTATTTTCATTCATATCTACCGCAGTAGCATCTGAAATTAAATCTCCTCCAGTTGGGTTTCTTACTAAAGTGATATAAGGGAAATCCGTATGAGTTAAACCATCAAAAGCACCGATAGCAATATCCGTTAAAATATAGTTATCATCAGAGTTATTCTTTAAGTAAACTAATGTGGAATCTCCTGTTACAGATATTAACCCTGTATTAATGTTATAAGCATTACCTAACTCAGCATTATGAATAACCTCGTCCTCTGTAATTGCTCTTACTTGTAATCTTTTATCAGCACCTACTTTAGCTTTACTACCTGAGCCTGTACCATCTAATAATTGTTCTGCCATTTTTTATTTATTTATCTTCTATCCAACATTGAACCTCTATACATAATTCCGTAGCATAACTAGGCTTAACCTCAATAGCAAAGGAAGTACCACCAGTTAATATTAATGCACCATCATACTCTTGTATAGTGTGTCCGGGCAAATGAACGGTAAATTGTGAAAACTGAGTCCCGTCTGTTACTGTTTTAGCATCAGCACCTTTGTAAACTGTACCTACAAAATCAGTATTAGCTCCTAAATTAGCGGGTACTACTATTGCATCAGTTTGGTCACTTATTAATGTTCCTGTTGTAGGGTTTTTAATCAACTTACATTGAACGTAACCCATGCTTGTACCAGTACCACATATTCTAATCTTATCAACATAGATAACCTTTGTAGCATCTGTATTTTTTAAATAAAACACACCACTAAAAGAACCCGTAGTTGTTAAGTTTATAAAGTCAGAAGTCAATATAAAAGACTTTCCATCTCTTACAGATATATCTGCCATTCTTGACTCTGATACTGCAAAAGTTTCTAATCTATTGTTACTATCTACCTTCGCCCTTTTACCAGTACCAGTACCGTCTATTAATTCTACTCTACTCATTTTTAAATATTAACTGTTTCAACATATACCGTACCTGCTACTACTACACTTTGAGAAGTATTACCACTAGGAGGAGTATATTTAACTCCAATACTATTTCCTTTTCTTAACACAATAGGCGCAGCATCAAAAGGAACTACTTGAGCAGTATTATCTCTTGAAGTTACAGCAAATGTTTCTCCATCTGTAAACGTGTGACCCTCAGCACCTTTATAAGCTACGGCTTCTAAGTTTGTACTACTTCCAAAATCTCTATTACTTGCAGAGGCAACTGGTAAAGCATTATCTATAATTGTTCCGCTTGTAGGGTTTTTAACTAATGTAATAGTACCATTACCAGTACCATTAGAAGCACCTAGGATAACAAGTATTTCCTTAATTATTAGTGTTGCATCTCCTGTATATTTAAAATAACCTACTGCGCTATTACCATCACTTGTAAGAGGTATTGAACCCGTAGAAACATTGTAACCATTACCAGTTAATATAGCATATTCTAATTGACTACGTGAGATTGAATCAGAAAAAAGTCTATTCCTAGAGTCTACTTTGGCTCTGTATTCATTTCCACTACCATCTATGATCTCTATAAAACTCATTATTCTGGATTATATATTTTTTTTAACAACTTATTAGTTAGCTTGATTTCTTCTAAAATATCATTTAAAGTCACCTCTGCTCTACTGGAATCAATAGCCACAGAACTCAACTCATCAATTAAATCTTCACTAGAAGAACTATTTATGTAACTTGTTAAAGTTTCTCTAAGATTAGAAGAACTTGTTGCGACAGGACTAGAAACATCATTAAAATCTATTTCTAGCTTTTTAAACCCTCTTAATTGTTGATTGTCTACAAATACAAAGACTGTTTTACCATCTTCTTTCAGACTTATATCGGTTTTTTGTATATCATACGATATACTACCGTCGTCGAAAGTTATACTGTTGTTATTATTGGTA